TGCTACGAGTTAATAAAATAAATATAGACACTGGTATCGTTATTATACCAGTAAAAAGGGCAATTATGTTAATTGTAGTAAAATGTAATTTATCTAATATATTACTAAAATCCATAGAAATCTCCTAAATTAATTGCCGATTAATTAATCGACAGTTAGTCGACAGTTCATTATGATTTGTGCATAGCTTATGTTAAGACGTACTCTCTGTCAATATAAGATTTATTGTGTCTGCTCCTCCTGCTCCTGAGTCTGTAGCAATGTCTGAAGGTATATCTAACCGTAACGTATGAAGCCCATTTGTAACATTATTAATTAAGCTATTGATTGGTATTGTTGTATGCACATTAATATTATTAAAGTAAAACGTAATATTATCAATAAGATTGTTATCGTAATATAAGGGAAATGAACGCAGACCGTTAGTAATTAAAGCAAATACACTAAATGAGCCTTGAATTAAAAGTTGAGAACCAGTATAAGAAACTGTAAAGCTCTGAGTGTATATCGTACCTGCAGTATTCTTAGTGGGCAATACTACGTAATTTGCAAGTCTACTTATAATCGTGGGTTCTTTTTGAATAATATTCCAAAAACCACTACCGCTATTAAGGAACAATTGCAGACCGTTAGTACTTTGTGTAGAGATACCATTAGGAATAAAACTAGTGCCATCAAATTTTTGTACTGTAACAACTGCGGTGCTATTATTAGTGATGTAATATTTAGTTCCTATCGCTGTAATAGAAGGGTCAGGCAACTTAACAGTATGTGCTAATGTGCCAGTCACTACTATATTCATTGGACTAGCCACAGTTAATTGAGTTATCCCACCTGTTGATACTACCGTTTGTATTCCATTAAGAAATGTATTAGCAGACATATTAACATTACTATCCCATTGTGCAATTGCATTTGCTGTTGGCGTGCTGGTAGCCGTTTTCCAGGTTGGAGCTGCAGATCCTGCTGATGTTAATACCTGACCTACTGTACCTACTGTTGTAAAACTGGTTGTGTTAACTGCTGATTGATATGGAACTGCACCAGCTAACCCACCTGCTATTTTTGCAGCACTCCCTGTAGTATTTTGGTTTAATATAGGAATATCACTAGTTTGAATTGTTGAGAGTGTTGCATTAGCTCCATTGCTACGTAAATATCTACCTGAAACTTGTGTGCCAGTTAATGCGGTGATTGCACTTATTTGCGTTGTTGCTCCTGTACCGCCACTTGCTATTGCCAATGTACCAGCTAAAGTTACTGCTCCTGTAGTTGCAGTATTAGGCGTTAAACCTGTTGCACCAGCACTAAAGCTAGTAACTCCACCTGGTGCACCACTACTAGCCGAAGTAATACGCCCTTTTGAATCAACTGTTAGATTAGTATTAGTATAAGAACCTGGAGTAACCGCAGTAGTGGATAATGTAGTTGCTAAACTACCAGATGTAGTAGTAACATCTCCTGTTAAAGCAGGGAAGGCTGCCGTTGGTAATGTAGTTTGTGGGCTTACTTGATTGCCTGTACCGTTAAATACAGCCAATTGATTATTGGTAGCACTAGCACTTGATGACGTTACTGGATTAGTTAAAGCGTTTTGTTTATTATTAAAAGTATTCCAATTGGTAGAATTTAAATAACCATTTTGTGAGTTACTAGCTTGATTAATAACATTATTGTATTGATTTTGTGTTAAATGATAATATTCATTAGCACCATTCCCCCCATCTAATCCCAATAATTGATTATGAGATACAGAAATTGGAGTATGCATATGACTATAATTTGTTTGCGTATTGTAATCTACAACTACAATAGTGTCTTGATTCCTTGTTGTATCCGCATAAATTTTAATTAATAATTTATCTGTTGGTAATATTGGATAAGCTAGTTCTGTACTACTAATACTGTAAATAATTGAATCCAATGAACCAATATTTTGGAAATTATTTATTTCAAATAATAGTGTTTCTACATTTGTTGAACTTAAAGTATAAACTTCAACAAAAACATAAGTATTAGGCTGTTCATTTTCTACTCTACACCAAAAATTAAATTCCCAAATTCCTGCTTCTAATGTTGTTTTGTTTAACGGAAGAGCAGTTGCAAAAGAACCCAATTGTAATGCTGCAGTATTTGCGTTTACAACACCAGTCAGAAAAGTTTGTGAAGAACTATTTTTTGGAGTTGTTGATAATGTTAAATATGAACCATTCACATCGTCAGTTAAATAATACACTACACCTTGCCCAGCTCCTACGGGTAAATTATTAATTCGATTATTTAAATAATCAACATTATATTTTATTACTGCTTCAGTCGATATATTATCATTACTATTTTCACTTAATGCAACATCTGTACTAAATTTTTTACTGCTATCGATAACTTGACCTAAACTGTCTGTAGTAACAATATTATTTGCCGTTGCAGTTGGTATAAGATTTTGTTTGCTTGTGTCGCTTGGATGCACGTGGTCTGAATTAACTGCATTACCAGAATTACCAACAGAAACAATGCCATCCATTTTAATATTTGCTGTACTTGTTTCAAAGTTTTTGTTAAAAGCTGTATTTGTAGCAACATCCTGTGCGTTAGCAATGCTGCTAGTTGCATTCATTTTTACAGTATTTGCTGCCATTGTGTTTAACTTAGCATTAGTAACACCATTGTCTGCAACACTAAACACACTTCCTATTAAAGATAAACCAGACCCAGCTTGGTACAATCCAGTAGGTACAGGAGTACTCCAAGTTACTGAAGTAGGAGCAACATCACCAGACGCTGGGTTAATGTTAACTAAATAAGTATAATTATTTGAATAAGTACCTTTTACAATTTCTGTCCATGCACCAAGCAATCCATTAACTTTTGCACTATCGGGTGCAATAGTCCATGCACCAGAATGTACATTATAAATTAAATTTTCTGCGGAATTGGTTTGATTTGTTAAAATTACTCTATCGTTATCTACACAAGTATAATTGCCTTGCGTAGGTAATCCTGATAATGTTTGATTAGTGTCTAAGTAAAGCGACACAGGTTGTAACCCATTTGAGCTATTTGCTAAACCAATCATAAAATTATAAGTGCTTAAAGCGTCTGCAATTTCAGTAGATGACGGGTTAGAATAAGGAGTAGAATTATTAATATTGTAACCTAAATCTTTTAATGTTCCTGTACTAGTTGTACCAACTATATTATTATTAACTGCAGGGGATAAAGGTTTTAAAACGTTGTCAATTTGTCCTTGCAATTTGTTCATGCTTGTGTTTAAAGAGTCATTGTCACTTATAATAGCATTTGTTGGTACAACTGTGCCAATTGTAGTTTGACTAGCATTAACTGCTGGGATTTTAGCATTACCATCTAGTTGTAATATCTGGTTAGCTGATGTCCCTGTGTTTACATATAAAACTTGGTTACCAAATTTAATTGTTATATTATCTGGGTACTCGCCTAAAAAATTCCAATATTGACCGCTGGAACCGCCAGTAGTTAAAATATTATACATTCCAGCAAGTTGTATTTGTCCACCTATTTGAGTGGTTTGGTTTACAGCAGCGTAACTACCTAATTCAACAGTAGTAGGGTCGGGTAATTCTGCAAAAAATGTATAAGAAGGTATTTTGTCAGCTGATAAATCAACGGTTAAAGCTCTTGTTGTTGTATTAAATGACGATGCTCCATTTTGAGTAACTGTATTATCTGTAGATGTTACAACTAAAGAAGTTGCGCCACCGACACCGCTGCCTGTAAGATTTTCTGTATAATTAAGATTTCCAGTATATGTTCCAGTCATTTTATATACTCCTATTTTACATCTAAAAGAACACGAATATAATTACATCCTGTAATAGATGTTGCAATAAAAGTAATGTGGTCTACTACCCCAGTAAATTGCAAAGTGCATTGGGTAGAAATATCTACTACATTACTTGGTACAATTTGTACTGCGTAAGGGGCATATTTACTTGGGAATATATTTAAAGCTAATGTTCCTGATAGCCCAGTATTTACTACAGTACTTTCATCAGGCACGATTAATCCATTTGCAAGTTCAGTAACCCCAGTAAAAAATTCTAAAGTTGCTTGGCATGAATATAAAGTACCTGATGCATCACCTGTTATATTACTACTATTAATTAAATTAGTCATTGGATTAACATATGCACCAAGTTTTGTTATTAAAATTGCTGTTCCTAACCTCATAATTAACTCCTTAAAAGATTAAGTTGCGTGTTTTGTAAAATATTATTAAAGTCTATAATTGCTGGATTCAATTTAACTTGTTTTTGCCAATTGTCTAAACTAATGTTGTTTAAGAATAAAGCATTTGTCATACTCATACTGTAAGGCACTGTATAAATTAAAATTGATGCATACTCAGCTTCTAACAATGATATTGAAAAAGTATTTAAAGCAGTAATAGTTGTATTTAACGTATTTTGAATTTGTTCATAAAATAATGTTGTTTGAGTATTAGTATTAGTTGTTATATAAGTTACTAATAAATTACATAAATTTATATATGCTTGCATTTGTGCGCTAACTTGACTAGAATTTAAGTTAAATATAAATTCTGAGCTGGGCAATAGCAATGTGTAATCTATAGCATATGTAGCAAGATTATTATTAGTAAACTGCGTCTGAGTTATACGTTGATAAAAATATGCTAATATACTATTATAAGTATTTTGTATGACTGTTAATGCATCAATAATATAATTATTCATAACCCTACTGAGGCTCCTATTTGTCTAGTCATGGATTTGATGACATTTACACTAGTAATTACAGAAGTCAAAGCTGCTTGTGTTGCTTGATATGCAGTTGCAATTTTTTGAGCTGGAGAACGCTGTATATTACTAGGGCTTAAATGTAATAAATTAGATGTTACAAATGTAACTTCACACATTACAAAATTTAATGAATCATGACTATAAAAAGTATTACACTCAACTGGCAATACTTTTTCAATTTTATTATAAAATGGATGGTTTAATGTACCCAATCCAGATTGTGGACCAAATGTACATTGTAGAAAATTCTGGACTGCTGTTTGGTACATAGTGCCAGCAAATAATATATTACAAGTTATTCTTTGAGTTCCAGTGCCTAAATCTACGGGTTGGTCATAATTAGCAAATGGAATTCTATTTACAGTATATTTGCGAGTTATATTTTCTTTAATACCTGTAGCTGCTATTTGAGTGTTGAATAATTGTTGGTTTGGATCGGTTTTACTTGGTCCAGCAATTAAATTATATGCATCTATACCCCCACTAACATATTGTGCTAAAGGTATTGAATTAGCTAATTTAACTATATGAAATGAACAAGTCAAACTACCATCTGGATTAGTATAACTTCCATCAGACATCTGCCAATTAAATAACCCAGCTAAATATGCTACTTCATTTAGACTATTTATAATTGCTAAAGGATTTGCCATTACAGTATCCTATTCCTCTAATTTATATCGTATTTGGATTTTACCGTCATCATCGATATATATTTCTTTTTTATCTTTTAGTGCTTGTAAATACATGTTGTAATCTTCTTCTGTGATTTTTATTCTATACCAAGAATCATCATCAGCTTTTAATGGTTCATTATCGTGGCTTGATAATAATCCTAATGCTTCTTTGTTTTTTATTATTAAATAATATGCCATTTTAATCTCCTTATGTTATAGATGTTGCGGTAAAAGTTATTGAATAACCAACAGATATATCTGCTATATTAGGTGTTCCTTCAGGATATTCTACTTCAATAGCTATCTCTGTACTATTTTGCACTTGAATCAATGAAATAAATGGAGATGGCTGAGTAATATACAAACCTGATGAATCTGATACGGTTTCTACATTTACTACACCACGTTGCCCATAAGTTGTACCAGATATTCCCAATAAACCTACATCAAGAAAAATATTAAAAACTATTGAATTTAATTTATTTAAAGGTGTACTTCCACTTACTGTGCAACCCCATTTTTCACCATCATATACAGCTTGTAATTGCTGAAAAATTAATAATCCTGTAAAAATAGATTTTACTTTAATATTATTAGTCACTACTGGCAATTCTGATACATAAGCATAGGTAATTGCTGGGTCCAATATTGCTGTTGCTGTACCACCGCTATATAGTCTATATCCATATTGATTTACAACAGCTGTATTGATAGTTTCACCATCTGGCTCAGTAACATATAAATAATTGCCATCATTAGTTGTAACCAACCCTGATTCTTTGCCCTCATCATTTAAAGTTTTAATATTATTTACAGAATTAACAACTCTGCCACCAATAATTACGTTACCATTAGTATGATTGTCAGTAATATCTTGGTAAGGAAATATTCCCGATTTTTGAGATATTATTCCTGCAGTAATTACACATATTACTACATCAGTATCAGCAATTGGAGTAGCTACAAATACATAAGATGTTGCAAATGTGTAATTATATTGATTGGGGATTGTAGGATTCAATACATATCTGGCAACTATATAACCATCCCCTGTAACTGCTAATGTTGTACCTTGTGCATTACCAAATATACCTGTATTGTATTGTAAAATTGCACTATTATCCGAATCTTCAAATCTAAACGCACCATCAGGTATAGTTATATTATTATCTACCTGTGTAATATCTCCTGCTAAATATAAAATACAAGGTTTATAATTTTGGGTTATAAATGTTAATTTATTATATAGGTCTTGAGTTAATGCAGTCATTTGTGTAGCATTTACTACTTGACCGTTAACCCATTGTGATTGTTGGTTGTTAGACATTTATTATGCTCCTTATTTGTAATAACCAATAATATTTAGAGGATATGCATTATCCCCTATATATTTTATACATTTATTAAAATATGTTCTAGGGTCTGTAGGATATGTAGGACCAACTGAAGTGAACCCTGCTGCAACTGGGTCTGCTTCTGGGTTAAATATAACAGGATTCCCCACATCTGCTCTACTCATATTAATAATTAACTGAGATATCTCTGCTTGGAATTCATCAGTAAAAGTACCAGAATTAAATATAGTCCAAACCATATTTTGTAATGCTGGATTGTAAGGAGCTAGAATTGTTGTAGTTCCTAATTCAGTATTTCCAGGTACTCCGAGGTTCCAATATCCAAATGAACTATTAGTACCATCATTTATATACACAGCAGAAATAGTTCCTAATCTATAATAGATATACTTACTTACAAACAATTCCAAACTATAAGAATTTAAAGCTACAATATTTTTTGATGATAATATTTGGAATAATTGGTTTACATAAACACTATTACTTAATAATCCTATAGTTCCATTATATTGAAATTCTAATTGTGTAGAATAAGTATCAGAATACACTTGTGATTGCACATTAAAATATTCTTGATAATAATCATTAATACTTTTTGATTTGGCAGTTAATATCTGACCTATTACATTTTTTGGGGTTATTTCATTAAATATACCTAATGGAATTTTTTGTACTAATCTAGTGTAGTTATCTGGTGTACTTTGTCCATAAATAGCTTTTGTATATAATATCTCAAAATAAGTAACTCCATTGTATGTACCAGTTAAAGCTATTGCCAATGGATTGTTATCCATTGGTATAAATACATCTAAAGCTATTAAATTTGCATTACCGTATAAAATATAACTATTAGTTATGGTTACTGTATTAAGACTGTTATCATTTAATATAACAGTAAAAAATGCTTTTGTAGCATTCCCAACTAATGGTAATACATTTACAGTAGTTTGCAATTGCGTCATGCTAATACTACCGAAATTGAACTATATGCTGCTACATCGTAAGTATATTGTATTTTATTATTAAATGCACCTTGATTAGGAACTGCAATATCTCCAATGGAGAATATAGCATTAGTTAATATTTGCGCAATACTTCCGTTTAATGCTGATAAATCCTGATTCAATGAATATAGTAAACTATCAATGGTTATATAATTTTGAGTATTATTTATATTAGTAGCACCAAATTGTTGATTACATATAGCACTTCTTACTTGACGCTTAACCAATTGCTCAACAGTAAAAACAGCTGTTGTAGGTTCAAAGCCAATAGCTTGAGTATTTATTGTTATTAGCGTAGATAATTCATACCCTATAGCTAACGATATTTGCACTTCAAATGGTGATATTGTATAAGTTTCACATGGGAATACATCCACTGTCAAACCTACTAATCTTTGGCTATTTATATAATCTCGCACTTTATCTAAAACGGTAATATCTGCTTTCCTTGTGTAAGGTATATATACTCCAGATGCTAACCCTTGGTCTAAATCATATGGTGTAATTGATGAACCAATCAATGGGAATACCCCTAATTGTCCTACTCCACTTACAATAATAAAGGATGGTAATATTATCGCAAAAGTCACTTGAGTATCTGCTTGTAATGCAAACTGGAAATAATCAGTAGTTCTTGCACCAGCCTGTGGAACTCTAATTGATTGTAAAATTCTTGTTATACAACTTTGGTCTGATTCTTCTAATTGCCCACTTGCTACATTCTGTATTACTGCGGTTTGTGCAGTTGTTGTTGATGTTAAATTTAATTGCGCACCTGTTGGAAGTACTACACCTGTACCAGCAGTTAAAGTATATAATGCAACTAAGGTTGAACCATTAGGGACTGTAACAGTGGATAGCGTCTGAAATTGAGTGCTTGAATTTGCAAAGATTGTTCCTTGTTCTATAGTAGTTGGAGTAGTGCTATTGATAAAACAATAAGCAATCCCATAAGTAGCACCAATACGTGCTACTAATCCACGAGAGTACAACCATTGGTCAACTTGGTCGCCAACTGCATATTGAGGATATATTGAATTCTGTACTGTTTGCAGATTCATATATAAGTCTAATAATATTGCTGCCATTGCACCTGCGTCAATATCCCAAAATGAATTAGGAGCAAACGCATTAATTGATGAATTTTCTGGTTGTAAATAAGTCTGATATTGACTTTTTAAGCTTGCTATTGTAATTGAGTTATTATTCATTGTGCATTATCCCACGTCAAACTTACATTTTGTCCGTTAGTATCAACGGCTCTAATTTTAATTGTTATATAATTTTGAGTAACTGGTATTATAGCTATTGCTAAATCAGTTATAATATTTGCAGTAATAAGAATTTGATATGCAGATACAATAATATTTTTTATTGTATTTTGTTGAATCCCACCAGGAGGAATGCTAAATAGATAAGTAATTAATAGACTATTAATGCTGTAGTCATAAATACAATTATAAGCAGTTAAAGATACTGCCAGTTGAGTTTGTATATCAGGAGCAGAGACTAAATCCCCGCTAGAATTTAATGCTAATTCACCATTAGCAATTAAAGGCGACCTTGTTATCATTATTACCTATTCCATTCGCAATCACTGCGTATTAAATATTTTGCTTTATTTTAACATATTTTCAACTAATATGCAATTTTAATTAGTCCAATATCCTGTACAACTTCCGAGAGGTACAATATTTAAAGATATATAACTTCCATCTAATGAATAGCTTCGATTATATGTGGCTATAATTCCACTTGCCATATCACAGTTTAAAATATCTACACATGTACCCAATAAATCTTGGGTATCTACATTTTCTAAATATTTATCATCTATAGATATTAAGCATTCTAATCCAGCATACCCAGTTAATGCTTGCCCCATTGTCTTACCTAGCATCAATTGTTGGTATGAAGTTATGTAATCTTGTTTAGCCCCAGATTGAGCTGAACTTAGCATATATTGATCAGGAATTGTTTGAACCCCAGATAATATAGTCCTAATTGTAGGATCTTGTACTATGTTAGTATTAATTGGCGTATGATTAATTTGCCCACTAAACCATCCAGTATCTTGTAATTGTTTAACTCGTAAAAAGAATTTAGGGTTAGGTTTATAACTAATAAAATTACTTTGTGTATCAGCTGACACACTTAAATTAGGTGTTAATATAGAATAACTGTTTACTACAGCAGGGGTTACTGCGGCATTATCTAAATATGTAAATTCCAATACATTAGGATATATTCCGCTTTCTATATCAAATCTGTCACCAATATTAATATTAAAAGGAGCTTTTATTTTAGCATCTAATTGCCTTATGTTTATTTCTCCATTTTCTTTTTGAAATAATACAGTATTGGTAAAATCTATACTAGTTCGTAAAACTGAATCCCTATTTTGTCCAGATGTAGCCATTAAAAATACGTTTTCAGGTAAACCAGATGCTCTAATTGCTCTTTTAAAAAAAGTTTGATAATCAGTATTGGTGATCATATAATCTAATAAAGTTTGCGTAGATATTTGTTGCGCTACTTCTCCTACTAAAATACTAGTTGTATCAATTCCCAATAATCCATCTATTTGGGACTTCTGGATTGAATCAAACAGCATTGGTAATAAAGTTAATTGATATAAAGATGGCACTATTGTTGCCATTAAATATATGCCACCAATACTATTATTACCTACCAAAGTTTGTTGATATTGACAAGATAACATTACACCCTGAAATATAAATCTGCCGTTATCCGTTATTTCTATATATTGACCTGACCTAATAGTATTTCCACCTGCAAGAGTTGTATTTAATGATAATACTATGCTACTAGTTATATTTGATGATTGAATAGAATAATTTAATGACATATTTACAAATTGATACAAACTACTTACATCAGGATTAATATCTGTTGCATCAAATTTGGGTAAATCATTTAACACATTATCGGAAGTAAAATAATATTGAATATCTCTAGTGTTTAATCTTGGATAAATCTTGATACTTATATTGCGCATAAATCTATCCTTTAAAATTCTGGGTATATCGTTGGGTAATTTTTGGTAATTTTCGTAATCCTGCTTTTATTTGTGTTAATGCTGTAGGACCTACATTATAAGCTTGCAATGCTTCTTTCCAATTACCAAACCTATTATATAACATTTTTAAATACTGTGCAGCAATTGTAATATTTTGTTCATAATATTTAGCATTTGCCGATTCTTCATACGGTAATTTACTGTATGTCTTCCATACTGTCCTGCTTATCTGAGCTATCCCAGCTGAATAATTACTTTTATCCATTCCTACATATGGATTGCCACGGCTCTCATTAAATATTACTCTTTCTAAGGCATTTCTACTTATTCCTACCATAGCCGCAATACGAGATATGGAATTTTCTATATATTGCGGTATTACTTTCCCGCCGAATGCGATGCAGTATGCGCATTTGGTGGCATAGTCATAACTGCACCACCTTCATTACGTTGAGTGTTATGTGAAGTATTAATATTTCCTGTTATATTAATACTTTGAGCTGTGACATTCATAGTATTAACATTTGTCAATCCATTTTGAATTGTATTTACAATATCTTGTCCCATAGATTGCGCAGGAGATAATGAACTTTTTTCGTTAACGGTATTTGATAATGGCTCTATTTGTTTACGGGTTAATTCGGCTAATTTTGATGGATTCATTACTCCCGAACCCATTAATAACGTTAATTTGGGTAAACTTAATGGGTCTACTCCATTTTCAAAAGCTTGTAATTCTCTATTTAATTCTTTTTCAGTTTCTTTACTTGCTCCTGCAATATGACCAGTTTGTAAACTTTTATTAATGTCAAATCCAACTGCTTTACCAATAGCTTGGTTTTTATACCAATCTGGAATACTTTGTGACATAAATTGATTTGCTGAACCTAAAATGCTAGAATTATATTGAGCTTGAAATGCCATATTTTGGGCTTGGTTTTTATTATAACCCATAGCCATTAAATTTATTTGATTCTGAGAAGCACTGCTATCAAATACATCACCAAACTTGGACCTAGCTTGTTTTATATCTTCTGAAAATCCTTGTATGTTTTTACCTGTTAATGCTTGATATTGACTAGCTTGTATAGTAAGCCTTGCAAAATCTTGTGCTGCAAACCCAGCTTTTAAAAAATTTTGAGAAGTCTTATTTAAATCCCCTGTTTGTTTATTGTCTAATGGGCTAGATTGTAAATATGGCGTTATGTTATTTAAAATAGCGTTATAATTCTGAGATTGTCCATATTTTTGTTGAAATGCATCAGATAGTGATGCTGAAATTGGCGCACCTCCCGTTATATCACTTCCTGCTATTTGGTAATTTGTCCTAGATAATCCAAATCTACTAAACCCAGTTTTCCATTCGCTTACTGATGCCATAGCGTCACGTTGAGCTAATGCCGAACGTATAGCCATCTGTTGTTCTATTTGTGCATTAGCTAATTTAGCAGCAACATATCCACCAGTTGCAGCGCCAGCAGCACCAAGAGCTAACCCCCCTTTTTCTATTAACCTTCCTACTCCGCCAATTACAGGAATGCCTTTAATTATCGTTCCTATACTTGATACAGCACCCCCTATTCCACCACCTATTCCTTCTGCTTCGGCTGAATTGTGTTGGATTTGTCTATTTTTCTCTATATCAAATAAATTGCCAATATAATTACCGAATTGTTGATTAGCATTACCTTGAATAGATGCAACACCAAATTGTCCTGTAGTTTGCGCTCGTCCCATAATAGCATTAGTTTCATTACTAATCAGTCTATATGCGGTAACTCCTACAGCTGCCATTACACTAGTAGTTAATGTGGAACCTACTTTTTTGCCTAAATCTTTAAAAGTATTTTCTAAATCCTTACTAAAATCATTTACAGCTTTGCTAAAATCATTAGTGGTAGATTTGAAAGGTTGACCATTTATATCATATGGTGAAAATTTTGGAGGTTGTGATGTGCTACCTCCTGGTACTACTTTATTAGATGCAATAGTCAATTTATCTAAAGTAGCATTTAATTTAGTTAATATACTAGCTAAAAATTGTAATGAGGAATCAGTACCACCTGTACCCATTCCTGAACCACTACCGCTAAATTGAATATCTATTTTATGGTCTGCCATCTAATTCTTGCCTAATTCGATTGATTAATAATTTAAAAAATACTAGCTGTTCGTGTCTAATTTTAGCATCTTCTCCAGCTGTAGTGATGAGTTCAAAAACCAAAGAGCTGTTTGTAACAATTTCGGACGCGCGTATTCCCTCAAAAGTTCGGGCTTTTTTTTTGCAATAGTCACCATTGCATCAACTTCTTCGGCAGTAAATTCAGTAGGTTTTTGTGTGGCTAATTGGGTAAATTCCACATATTGAATATATAAAGCATCCAATACATCATAATTCATCAATCGTAAATCTGCTTCTGTAAATAAAGCTTTACCTTCCGTTTTAAATGGTGATGGAGTTAATGCTTTTGCTAATATTTTAGTCATTCCGTTATAATGGGTAAAAAAGTCATCGAAGCATTCATGCTTTTTGCATTCATTGTTCATTTCTATACGGATTTTTACATATTCTTCCGCCGTTAATAATCTTAATGTCCAATCTATACCAGCATAATTAATAGTAGTCGTTGTCTGCGCTCCAATGGTAATATTATCTAACATAGCATTATATTGGGCTAATGCTTTAAAATTAGTACCGCTAGAGTTTTCTACCAGATCCTTTTTTAAATCTGCTATAGGAACATTACGAATATTATTAACTGCATCGATGACTTTTTGTTTATCCATGTTCTATACTTCCTTTATTGCGCGTCAATAGTAATTGTAGATTCAGCTGTAGTTGATACTGTACCAGTAGTTGCCGAAGCAGTAATTGATACTGTAGGTGCCGCTGTTCCTGTTGTTTGTACATAAGCATTTAATATTACAATTCCAGATGTTACATCTGCGCCGATACTTACTACATTAGTTTTTAATACAGTAGAATTTGTAGAAGTAATTGTTAATGTAGTGCCTGAAGTTGCTGCGGAAGTAACATACAAAAATGCTTGAACTTTAAAAATCTTATTTAAAGGCAAAGCAATTACCCCAGTATTAGTGGTAACCGTAATATTACTAGAAGATGCATTAGTGCTTCCTGTAAACGGTATTACGCCATTTGCTATTCCAGTTACAGCAATCCCTGCTACTTCTGCATAAGTACGGTATACTATATTATTAAAAGATTGTAGAATAGTGCTAGTAGCAGTTGGAGTACCAGAAGTAGCCACAAACCCAGTTAATGGAGTCGCAAGAGTTTCTGCCGTACTTTCCCCACCTAAAACTAACCACGCATCATCACTAGCGGGAGCAGTTCCTAATGTTGGTTGATTTGCTGGGTCTGATGCATAATAAGTAATCCCCACATCTGTTACCACGGGACATGATACATATGTGCCACCAATAGCAGCTGCCAATGCAACAGCTTGAACTTTATATTTTACTGAATTGCTCCATGTTGTAGGAGCTGTTAATAAAAAATTATATTTTGACATTTGTTATTTCCTATAAATTAGAAGAATCAATTGCTATAAATGAGCAATCACGTACCATAACTTCACCTTCATTAGGTGCGCTTATATTAATTGAAGTAGGCTGTACTGGACCAATGGTAAATGAAGGACCAGCTGGTACTCCATCAGCTAAAGTAATTGGAATAATAGTAAATACAGTATTTGGATTTGCTATACAAAATGTTCTAAAATTTAAATAATCCCCACTAGTTGGTAAAAACTCTGTCCAGTTTACAGTTACCGACCTATTACCAATAGTTATACCTGTAGCTACGCCATTGGATGTCATGCCTTGTTGTAACCTATTATTATAGGCAGCTTGCATACTAAAACTACGGATTTGACCATCTGGTAGATATTCTATTCCATCAGCTAAAATAGCTACTCTATCATAAAGAAATTGTTGTGTTGCCATTTTATTTACTCCTATGCTGCATTAAATTGATATAATGAACTAAATACATTTATTAATATATTAGCACCGTTTAATTGTGGAATTATTTGACTAGGGACATAAGCATCTACCTGGTTTGGATTATCAGGATCTTGCGTTACAGTTACTAAGTCAGCATATAGAGCCACATTTTGTACTACTCCTGCCGTTTGTGCTGTATATAAAATTGATACAATACCATTTTTAAATGTAGTTAAGAATGATGGAGATATTAATGCACTACCAGCATTATCTGGCAATATTCTTATAATTTGGAAGTATTGAGCTATGTTGCGTTTTAAATCTCTAACACAATCCCAAATATGAGTATATCTAAATTCAATATCAGGTACATTAGTTCCTGGCAAAGTAGTTAACGTTGTATTAGATTGTAAGAATTGCACCACATTATTACTATTTGGAGCTAATGGTAACCATCCTCTTGTAACAGCTGCATTACCTGTACTATTTTGTGCTATTGAATAACTAGTAGTAGATGCAACGCTTGATACTGGTAAATGGTTAATTCTAGATAACATAAGTGGAGGGTAAGGAGCATCACCATTTGCTAACATATAAGCTACACAAGATGCTATACGTCCAGATGCTACGTTACTATTAGTATTGTCATAAGGAATATTACCGAATTTTTGTACATATGGGTAAGTAACAAGTATTTTAGTTTGGTCGTTTGCAATAGGAAGATTATTAACTTGATTTGGCAATGATGTTATATTTCCTGCAATTGCATAAGTAAAGTAATGCCCGTTATTAGCTTCTGCTGGTTCATTAATTAATGTATTACCATTATAATAATCTGCATGTGTAGTACTAATATTAGTAGCATTATTAATTGGGAATTGCAATACTGAACTATGTATATCTACTCCATCTAGGAAGGTATAAGCATTTATAGTATTATCTAATACAATACTGATTGGATCACTTACAATGAAAGTTCCTGTTACATCGGTTATAGAAATTACTACATTACCGTTTTGGATTGAGTAGCCACCATATATACCAGATGCTGCATTTTGAGATACAATAGTATTACCATATGCTGTTGTAGGTAAATAACCTAATCCTACAGTATTTTCTGGGTAGATAACAGTAGTTTCTTCTGTTTCAATGTCTATTTCATCTGGCGCACCTAATACAATTGGAGTTGCTACAGCTGTGATACTGGTTTCTCTATCACTTGTAATAGATAATATTGCATTAGGTACTCCATTAGCAGAAGATGCTGCAGATAATGCTGTTTGGTAAAAATCCCATACCATTAAAGCAATAGGGTCAGTTTCGTTAGGGTCTGGATATTGGACATTATTAACACCTGTAAGAGTCATATTGCCCCCAGAGGTGCTAAATGCCACAATATTTTGGATAGTTAAACTAGCTACGCCATTATTTATAGTAGCTATGGTTGCTGATCCACTTAATATACCTTGAGTTAATGTACCCGACAAATTAAAATCTGTTAACTGAGTAAAGCCATATGGAACAGTTGACCATGTTAATACTGTATTGCCTAATACACTATTAATTGCAGTTGGTTGTGGCAATATTAAAGTAAAGTTATAGCCAATTTGGGATTTAATACCATAAGTATTTAAATATGCCAAAGCTTCATTACCAGTTTTAAAAGATGGTAACACCCATGGTATATAGTAATTAGGTTGTGTATTTCCATTTGATGCTGGAGTTAGTACACCCTCTGTAATTCTTTGACCAAAGAGCAACACTTGCTTACTAGTATTACTACTAGTGCCAGATGGTGTTAGCTCTACATTTTCATTTAAAAATGGCATAAAATTAGTAGCCATATAGTTACTCCTTAAATAAGTGCATTTTCCATTAAGAATGTTTGTGCAATTTGGTATATCTGTTCATCAGGGCTTGTTATATCAAATCCATTCGACTGTAAGCCACGTTGGTATGCTAGTAAATCAACTTTATAATCTAGTTCAAGAGTAACAATTGCTTCTTTAGCATATACTTTTGTATAATCTGCATTGCATTCTTTGCCAATCCAAAATAACCCGTACATAACCGTTTGCGCATATTGTGTTAATTTTTGATTAAGATTAATCAATTGTATTAAATTAGCTATTTGTATTACATTCTGTGCTAAATTAATACGCTGTTGCTGAAAACTAAAATGCAATTGTAATTCTATTATTCCTGTTTGTGAATATCCAAAACTATTTTTGTGAGAGCGTTTAGGTATGCATATCAATGTTGGTCTATTTTTAGAGGTAAAATCATCTCTACCATAAGCATACTGAGAAGACTGAAATACTTGTTTAGTCCATACATTAATATTAGTAAAATAATCCACTATAGCAAAAGATATTTGATTGTCAATTCCGCAAATTAAAGGAAGTGCATTTGTTAAACTTGTCAATTAAATTTCTCCTGAATTGCCTGTACTAATTTATTTGTTATCCAATCAATATCGGAATCACTGAATGCTTTAAATGGTCTAGCAGGTAAATTCCTTGCGCGCATCCTATTACCCCTTGGACTAGTATATGCGGGGGATAAACCGCCTTTATCTAATTTATCGTATTTTTTGTCTGTAAACTGTTCATTATCGCTAACTACTAACTGTAAACTATTATTTTTAAATACTGGTTTTAAATCCCAATTACTTGCAGTTGATAACTGTTTTTCAAGGTTTCCAGTATCGACTAAAGGTTGATTTCTTCCTTTGTCTTTTATAACATCAGAAGCATTATTAGCCCATTTTTCATGATCGTTAAAAGCACCTTGATGTCCGAATCGTTCTTGTTCTAATTCTGCTATTAATTTGCGAGTTTCTATCTCACAAAATACCATGATATTTTCAATTATATTATTCATGGTTAAAAATTGTTTTCGACTATATCTTTACAAATTTTTTGTTCAATAGTTAATATAGGCGCATTATCTTGAAATTGAATTCCCAATATATTTATATCTTTTGTATAATCATTATCTAGATTTTTATAAGACAAATAAGAAAGAAAAGATATTTTATTATTCACATTTATAGTAGCATAATTATTTATAATTAATCCGATATTATTCATATCTTCTTTAAAAAAATTACAAATGTATATATTTACATTTAATAATTTTTGATGAGTGTATATTACGTATCTACCTTTATAATATTTATTAGTATTTATTATTGATTGTATTATCTGATTATTATATTTAATATCTATTTTGTTCTTAAAGTATAAAGACGTATTATATCTATCAAACTTATTTATATCTATAGGAGAATTGTTATCTATTGTAATACTAGAAGACTCAAAAGTTTGATTATATATATATTTTATTCTAATATCATCAGCATTAATATTAGTTACAAATAAAATCCCTAATGCTATAATTAACTTTTTCATTAAATTCCTTGTATTATAAATATGGTGTAAAATTTGTTCCAGCTAAGTTTTGCCCATTAGTCAATCTTGGTATATCATTTGTTACATCTGTATCAACAGGAGGTGCAATCCAAGGAGTTTGTGGTACTCCACTAACTTGGTCTGGAGTACTTGGCATAACCCCTATATGAATATGATTGTTATATGCTGTTTCTATGGTTTGTAAATAAGTTATAATATTTACTAATAAATTAGCCATGTCTAGTAGTATATGATTTGTGGAGTTACCCATCATTTCATTTTCTTTGCTGGTTGTATTAGCTTTTTGTATATACACCCCATCATTAGCTCTAATTTGATACCATCCTGTAGAGTAATTAGCACTTTCCCCTGGTTGTAATGTAAAATGTTCATCTGTTATGGTGTTGTTATACCCAGTAACCACAACATTACTTAAAGTCTGTTGTTCTATGTTTACAATTCCAGTTGGTAATGGCACTGAGTAATGCCCATAATCATTATATTGCTCACAAGTATTAGCATATCCTGCATTTGTAGAAGTAGATAAAGTTACTTTAACTCTTCCATCTTCTGTATTTCGTGTTGCTGATTTCATTATTGCTTGCATGTTATCTACCTTGACTATTCATAGCACGACTAAAATTAGCATTCACCCCGTTGTTTGTTTCGGGTGGGTTAGTATCTATTATAGGATTATTAAAAGACTCTACAGAATCCATTGAAATATCCATCATGCCCATAATAGCCTCTGGTTTTAGTTTTATACCTTCGTATCTTAATGCATTAATTTTATCTAAATTTAATGATATATCCTCTGCAACGTTTTCATTTTCACCAAAACTACCAAAATCGTCTTTTTCATTAAAATTTAATTCTAATAATGGTTTTACTAATTGTTGTATTAAACATGATTTTAACGAATCAACAATTGATGCTACATTTCGCCCTAACAAATCTTGTTGGGTCTTACCCAATGCGTAACTTCCTTTGTCTGATAATCCTGCTAATTCTCCTGGGAATAATACGCCAGTTAACATTAATTTATCGTAATAATTACTAACATTTACAAATTTATCTAAATCAATTGCAGTATTTAATTTATCAATTATAATACTTTCTTTTTTACCAGCCATTAATAAATAATTAGCCCCCCCAGGGCTTTTCATTTGTTCTAATTGATTCCCTATATCATCTAATACATTTGTGCCATCTGCCAAAGTTGTTTGGTTTGGATCTATAACAATCACAGGAATAGGTTGTGCCGCAGAATTAGCAGCATTAAGGGTAGTGCCTAGCATTTGAGTTTGTGCTAAATAATAATTATAGATTGCTCTTAATAAACTTCTACCATAAGGTGAAGTTAAACCATCTAAACCTTTATATACAAAATGCACACATTTATTTTTAGGTATCATTATTGTACCTATTGGTTGCGCCCATACAGTACGCCATGGATAATCAAAATCACCACGACTAGCATATGGATTAGGTTGTTGTTTACCGTCTGCTCCAACTTGATTAAATGCTAATAAATTACCGTAACCAGTCCATAGATTATTAAAGTAATATTGTATTATCCCGTCATCTTTTAAATGTCCTTGTGAATCAACTCTAAATATAATAGAAGATGCAGGACGTGGCTCTATATCTAAAACTGTTACATATCTACCATCACTGCCATATCGTTTTTCACCCATTGAAAAACCAGCCCAAATAGCAGTTAACATATCTTTTAAAATATCATGAAAAGGACGAGTAAAGTTATCAATCATATTTTGAATAAATTCTTCGTGTTTTTTATTTTTATGATGATATGGACCAATCTCATTAATTACAAGATTAATTAATACGGTTAATCCAGTTGCTATGATAGGTTGGGTATATACCATTTTTTGGAATTCACTAATGCTTACAGATGAAGGATTAGTTATTAAATCCGAAAATAAATTGAATTGATAAGGATTAGATGTACCGTCAATGTTTGAATATCCATCATTTACGATTAGATTTTCATTCATACCCTGGAATTCATCTATAACGCTAGATATTTCAAACCTGGGTTTTGGCTTATGAACTGATACAATTTTTTGTTTGGTATCTTTTACTAATGTTTTTAATTGTCTAGCCATTACCACCATCTCCATATGCCATTAGCAAAATTGCGTTGAGGATTGGTTAATTGTCCACCAACATAGTTATTAGCACCTCCAATACGACCAGTGCGGGCATATGATGCTGGGGTGCGTGGGATTCCTGTATTTAATGGTTGTAACCCAATTAGCTGATATTTATATGCGCCGTTAGGCAATAAGTCAACCATTCTATTTAAATGACGTGCATACTGCATATCGTAATAATCTACGTAACTGCTTAAAGTATGCACTGCATCAGTATTACGTTCTATAAATGCTCTGATTAATTGTACAGCTGCTTGATATACAAACATGTTGTAAATAAAAGAATACGTTTGTGCAGGCAAGTTTTCCCAAGTACCCCCAGTAGTTGTAATTAATGCAGGCACAGTAACATAATAAGGTGATAAATCCTCAAGTACTATACTTTCACCAGAAGCAATTAATTGGTCCGCTTCTAAAGTTGGTATACCAGTTGAGTCAGAATCACTTACTAATATCTTATCTGTGCCAATTAATGGCAATACGTTTTCAGTATAATCAATATACTGTGGAGAAGGGAGAACTGCCATTTTATTATCCTATTATACGTTCGAAAATAATCCAGTCAAGATAAATTGTGATTCTGGCATATATATTGCAGGTGCGCCACTCAATGCTACAGCTATATCAATTCTATTTACTTGGTCTGAGTTATTTAAATTACGATTAAACACACCAGTAAATAATCCCATTGCTGGAGCGTCTTGATTAGGGTCAATTTGATTATATGTTAAATGGAATGCACCATTTTGCCCACCCATTGAAGTTAAATCTAACATTACATACATTTTGCCACGAGGAACAAAAAATTGTTGCGCACTAGTTGCATTTGTAGCATTATTTGGTGTAGTTTTAGTAGTACCATCAGCATTTTGTTGTACCCAAACATCATCATCAGCTAACAATGGGAATTCAAAACTAGGTGCATAGTATGCATTAAGTTCTTTTACCATATCGCCAACTTGTACTGATAATTTTTTGCTACCCAAAGAAGTACCCGCAGCCATCATAAGATTAGTTACAGCTTTAACATTAGGGTGATTCATCATTGCTTGTAAATCCGCACCATTACAAACAATACCACGAATATATCTACGATATTTTAAAAATATAGGATTGTTAAGAATGTTTGTGATAGCAATAAATGGAGTGTAATATGGGTCACTGCTTGAATATGTTACAGAACCGTCCGCATTTAATGTACCCATTGATTCATACATAGCAACATAGTTACCACTTGGAATGTTTGAATTGATAGTAGCACCATTGTAACTAAATCCATTATTGAAAATAGCTTGGTTTAATAAATATTTTTTACGAGTCATTACTTGAGTAACACCATTAACAGTATTATAAGCAACTAACTGTCCAATTCCTCTATCATCAAGAGTTACATTACCTCGTTTTCTAGCAAACATAATATCTTGAGCAGATAACGAAATGCGTCCGCCCCATAACCCTGGTTGATACTCTAACACATAAGTATCTAAAGGTCTAATTGTTGGTAATGTAGAGTTGTTACCCCCAAATTCAGGTGCAATACCTGTATTACCAACAATACGGTCTAAAATAACTTTATACATTGGAATTGCTTTATCTGGGAATGCCATAGACAATAATGTATCTTTTTCTAAGCTTGAACCAACCTCTTGGATTAACATATTTAAAGTACCAGCTGTCCAGTTACCCACAAATGGAGTAGTCACATCAGTAGAAGCCAACTGGATATTCCCAATTGTTGATTCACTGAATTCCAAATCTTGTGCTAATTTCCCAATTGTTGATTCGCTAAATTCTAAACCTTGTGCTAATTTTTGTAATTTATCTGTTTTACCAGATAAACTTGGTTCTACTTTTAATGCTTCGCCAAATTCTAAACATCTTTCAACAATTTCTTGCTGCTCTTTAGCTATATTTGTTTTAAATTGGACAGGCATAACAGCATTAGCGTCATAACTTCCTGACATTGTATGTTGCATTTTTGTATCCTTTTTAATATGCAAAAATAGTTTCTAACGCATTGCTAGAATTCATAGTTTGAGATTGTAAAGTACGTACAGCAGTAGTAGTTGTAACAGCCGTATCCACCAATATAGCATCGGTTGCAGGAGTACCAGAACAATATAAATACTGTTGACGAATTACCCACCCTTGCATTTGTGATGCAACTTGAATAGTTCCTGGATATACAAAAGGGTTACCTGTAACTGGGTCTAGTAATGGCAACGGTTGTTTTAATGCAGGGTCTATAATAATCATACCATTCCAAATTATTTGACCTGTGTCACCACTTGGAGAAGTAGGAGAAAAGTTAATTAATGCTCCAGCGGTTAACCCTGATGGAGAAGCATCAGCTTTAACACCACTAGCTCTAGCTAACATCTGACCATTAAAATATCCTTGAGTTGTATTAGAACTTGCTAATAATTGTAAACTAGGTTGTCCAGATACTGTAGTAAATGAACCACCTACTAAAAATGCTGTGCCTTGTTTAGTCCACGGTACTATATTATATACTGATGCATAAGATAGTGTTTCTGCGTCTAATGGTTGATACATAATTATTCTCCTTCTTTTTTACTTGCCATCATCTTTTCAGACATAGCAACAACAGATTTCATTGATTCTTCAAGAGCGCACATTCTATCATTCATATCTTTGGAATGTTCCCCGAAGTATTTGCCAAACTTTTCTCCGAACTCTTTTTCTTCTTCTTTTTTCTTAGCTTCTTTTTTTTCGTTTAGCTCTTTTTCTTTTTTAGCAAATTCTGCTTCTTTCTCTTTCTCTTTTTTACGAGCATCTTCTTCGCCCATTTCTATTTCTATAATTATGGCTTTTGCACGCTCAGATAATTGTGTCATTTTTAAACTCTCCTAATTGAATTTGTAAGTTATTTAATTTCTGTTTAAGTTCTTTGGATTTGTTAAGATATTCAGTTAAATACTTATCTTGATATTCTGGGGTTGTAATTGATTCTCCTAATTCCACAGCTATATATTTTCTAGCTACTTCTGGTGAATACTCTGCCAGTTCTAAAATATGTTCTAACTCTTTTTTTCTTACCTCCTCGAAAGAATGACCTTGTCTAATAATTTCTTGTTCTTTTATTTTAGATTCTATATCTTTAGATGATGTTTTGCCAGTTCTAGCATTATGCTTAACCAATGCTTTTTCAATGACTGCGTCAGAGGCATCTTTAGGGTTAATTTTTTGAGGAGACATATTTGTACCATACACTATACCAAGTTTATTGCTAGGCATAGCATGTTCCATAAGTTGTAATACTTCGGGGTTTTGTTTGATTAGGTCGTCATATTTCCACGGTTCTATACGTCCTGTTCTTATCATTCTTGATAATGTAATATGATTAGGGATTGTGATTGTAGTTAGTTGATGTTCTTCTAGTTGCAAGTTTTGAATTTGTTCGGATAATGCTATTTCTTCTTGACTTAGAGTAGGTGCAGTAGTTTGTTGGGAAGGTTCTACAAATTCTGACATAGCTAATCCACCATGCTGTATTGCTTCGTTTATAACAAAACTTACTTCTTTTATTGAACCATCTGCACGAGTACCAAGAGATGTAGTGTTTAATTTACCGCTCTCAGCAGCGATTTTATCTTCAATTTGAGTAATTACTGCAGTACCCCAAAGTGACAATATCCCCTCAACTTCTTCAGTATATAATAATCCTCTTATATGTCCTGCGGTGTTATCTACATCGCTAGTATCGTGATTTTTAATTAAAGGAATTGAACGTGCTTGGTCAACTGGGGTATTCCAAGATTTTTTAAATATAGCAAAGGGGTTTTTATGTTTTTTGTGAATATACTCATTAGTTAATTTTAATAAAGTATTAATAAAGTTTTTATCTATCTTTACCATTGTACCGTTTTTATCAGGTATAGTTCCTAACTCATACGCTAATAAAACAGGTACTTCTAAATCATGAGTAGCAAACTTACCGTATTTTGTAAGATGTTCCATTGGAACTTCACGGTCGTGCTTAATGTAATTGGCTGCCAATTTTAGGACTTTCTACTCGCAATCACTGCGTGTTGAAATAATAGTTATATATAATTATTGGGATAATCTTACCATAAGTTATTGTATAAAAGCAAATATATTTTTATTTTATTTTTATTTTTACCTAAACATTGAACTATAACATCGGCAACCATAATCCTCGCCAGGTTGATACCCAGCTGGTTGAGGGCTTCTGTCATCTAGTCTAAACCAATTGCCGTCCATTGCTGCGTGGCTAGGTCTAACACGCTTATCACGTTGCGTATGCCAATAATATTCGGTATATTTTTGTTGTTTAGCTGTAGTAAATAATAATTCTCGCATGTTGTTTATTGTAGATTGCGTGACAAATGTAATTATTTTATGCTCTACAGATTGAGCCAACTCATTTAAAAATAAATTACTTTGCTCTTTATCATAATTATACGTATTTTCTAACACTGATAGCTCTTTGTATTTTGACTCTATATAATCAATAGTTATATTAAGCATCTGATTGTTAGCATCAAATAGTTTTACAATTAATTCAGCGTTTTGTGATTCTACCTGTGACTTTTTTATTAAATTAGCCAACACCTCTTTTATTTTGGATGTAAAAGGGATTACTGCAAGTTTTGGGGAGGTTATAATTTTATTAATATAACTATCTAAATTAATTAATGTTGATTTGTTTATAGCATTTAGATCTTCCCAATGTTGCAACCTCCACTGTTTTATAATTTGGTCTATAACATCAGGCGTAAGGGTTTTAACATCATTTAGCTGTACTAGCAATATACCTAACAACGCCAATAATTCATCTTGATATTTATTCTCTAGTTTTACAGAGTAGTCATGATAATTAGGAATGATTTTCATTTTCTTACCTTTTTAATTATTTAACCACAGCCCATGCCTAGGTTTTTGTTGTTGTGGTTTTTTATATACTTCAATAGCTGCTTTTTGATTAACTTGTGAGCTAATAGCATATGCCATATTATCAATTTGATCGTCGTGAGGCTTTATTTCACCAGCCATCAATACATGCTTCATATCAGCTCTAAAGCATTCGCATTCTTCAAAGAATGTATTAGCCCAAGCTGCATCATCAGGCACATTAACCCATTTACTTTTTATAATACCTAGCCCATCATTAAGACGATAAAATTTATCTTTTATTGGTTCAAGCTCAAAGCACGGTATAGCTTTGCGCGGCAATCTTTGCATCATACCAATACCGCAGGCTCCACGCTCTATATTAACACCTTTTGGGGTAAATATAATAGTATTATTATATCTGACATCTCGCCAATAATGCCATTTATCTATTATTGCCTGCTCCAAGTCTGGCTCTTGCAGTCGTATTCGTAGCCAGTCGATAATATACCATTGTTGATCAAATTTACCCCTAGCCCACAATCCGAGTACACTATAATCGTTGGCTTCACTAGTCCGACTTGCACCATCAAGCACAAAATAACTTTCACTAAAAAATCCTGGTATTTTCATTTTTTCAGATAGTGAATATCTGCTAAAGTCATGACGAGTTAATACAACTCCATAATCGCTATAGTCGATATCCCAATTGCCATCCAGTAATTTAGCGCGCTCTACTGTGTTTTGAGCCATTAGACTCGATAGATAACTCGGGTCTTTTTGCATTAATATTT